GGCAATATTGGCTATTAGCCAGTTTTCTTCCCGCCGGATTTAATCTTTGTTCCTTTTGGACGGGGTCTTCGCGCGCGCTTCTTGGGCTTCTCTTCTTTCTCAACGTTAGGCTTACTTTCCTGGGTGATTTTGATCTCAGCGGGCACCAGTTGTTCGTCAACAATGACGTCCACAGATGCGGGCTTTGCGGGCTCAATTTCAGCGCATAACGGAGGTTCAAGTATTTCCTTGATCGTTCGGGTGGCAGCCAGCCATTCTTGAAAGCGGTTCCTGGAGAACTCTGGGAATTGTATGTCAAGTTCCACGTCCATCCAGCCTCCAACATTGTCGTTGGGATACTGGACAGAAGCGTCGAAACGAGACCACCAACTTCCAACTCCGAGTAATGCTTTTGGGCGGTAACGGGACAAGGAGAGTGCTTTCTTGCAAAATTCTCCAATGACAGGGGTGTTTCCGTCCGTGAGGGCATATGACATACACTTCTCGACAAGCTTGTGTTCAGGCGTAACCGTTGCAGGTAAGCGAACCGTAGTGTGGAACTTGGAGAGTTGTCTCTTGATGTCACACATACTATCAGGACATCCATTCCAGACGTCTGGTGAGAAGTAGCGTGCCAAGAAATTGACTCCCCTATCGCCCCTTTGCACGATATTAACTTCAAGTTCGAGGCCAACAAGGTTCGCGGCCCACATGTGGTCTTCTGGTGACAGGTCCGGATCGAGACCGTCATCGCCCATGTGAAGTCCAAGCTTGTCAAATGCTTCCTGGGGGGTATAACGTCCACCGCCGGGCTTGGTCGCGTGTCGATACGCAAGGTAGCTAGTGAAGGCAGCGCGGTGCGTTTGGGCGTGGCTGGTGTCGCACCGGCCAGACCCTTGCATTGGTCCTTGATCGAATGTCGTTCCATGGGGCAGGTACCCCTTGTTATCATCACTCGCCTTGAGGTGTTCATTCAAGACCGCCCGGTAATGAGGAAAGGCCTTCATCATCATGTACCGATCAAGCATCCGGAGGACATACTTGATAGTGCCGTCCATTCGCCGGTAATCAGATATATTCAAATATCCTGCATACTCAGCTAAGTCGGCAACGCGGCCCGCTATCTCAAGTGGTGTCTTTCCAGGTGCATACCACGCAAATTGTTTGCAGTGTTCGGAAAATGCCAGGGTAAACTGGGTGAATTCAAGCTTTACCAAGTCACCAAAAGTGGTGATGTTGCGGGGGTCTTTGCAACTTGCGTAGGCTTCAGCTTTAATAAAACATTTCACGATCTTTCTAACATAGGGCCCCGACAGGAAGGCCCTAGCAAGTGATTGCTTTTGCGCGGGGCGTGTTTGTTTCTCTTCAACGACATGAGAACAAACTGGTTCAAGGACTGCACCCTGCACGACGAATTCAGCATATTCGCGCATGCACTGGTCACGGAATGCGTGGGGTTTAGGTTCAGGACCCCGCAGATCCGTGATGCGACCCTTAACCATCTGTCTTTCGCTAGCTGCGTCATTGACAGGGGCATAGGCCGCATGAACGAGGGGAGACATGAATGCTTGCAATTTGGGCTTAGCGGCCTGATCATAGTGACGGGGCTCATAATGATAAGCCCTGACACCTTGCTCGACCGGAAATACGAGATAAGTTGGTTTTCTCGTACAATCCCTCAAGTACGTTGTAAGCATTACAGCAGCAGTGCGGTCCGTTAGCTTCCTTTCGCCAATTTCTTTTCCCGCAATCCAACTAACCACAGTTGGAATTTGGATTGGGGTTGACGATAGAGTAGCAACTTCATGCAGTGCTGAATCCACGTGCTCCGGAATAGTGGCACACAACATTGACCCTGGTAAACCAGTAGTCATGAGTGTTTCACTCTTGGTATGCACCGCAAACCTCACATACGCCTGGCCGCTCTTGCCATAAACGATTGGCTTGATACGGGTTAGAAACCTTCCCTCAAGAAGGTACGCAGCCAAATAAGCAGCTATTCCCTTGAACACCTTGATAGGTGTCAATAGAACCAGCTGCCTGTTAACGGCTACTTGCTTGCGCTCAACTGCGTATGTGGTCACACGGGGGTACAACCACGTGCCACCAAAAGTTATAATACTGTCGGAGGCATAATTCCAGAGGTAGTGTTCGTAGAATCCACCTCCTGCGACTATAGTACGTAACGCACCATCCTCCGTAAACTGGAGGGACGAATCATCATACGTGCTAGCCGCAGTTTCAGGGACAACGGTATACAGAAGAGTAGGCTTACTACGCTCCGCCAATAAAGCTGGCATGTCAAGGTAGTAATCCACGTCACAAATGTACTCAATGTCATCGCGACGTGGTGAATCGGCCCGATTCTCCGCGTTCGTGTCCTTTGCCCAGAACCACTGCCTTGACCCACGTAAATTCTTACGCTGGTCGGACCGCGACATGCCAACAATATACAAACCGACGCCTGTGTAGGCAGCCATCGAGTTCGCAAAATTGGTTGCAGCAGTCCTTGCTGCGGCAGCAGAAGGGTGCGTGTGGCCCACGGTAGGAACGACCGGGTCCACATTTGTTTGTGTAAACGCATCTCGAGCCAGGTCCGGCGAAATATCCGGTTCACTAGCGAGTAGTTCACACAAGGCTGAGACTCTTGCTCTAAGTCCAGTCTTCTTCAATGTCAGGTGGAGCGCAACACTCGTCAATAAGAATGATGCAACTCGTATCTGTGATACAACCGCCGACATTGGATGCAAGGTGATTAGGC